GTCTACGGCCGTGCAAAATGTGAGATAGCGCAGTGCGATCCAGTCCGATCCGTGTCGCTATTTGGTCCTGCGTCATCCCTGTTTTTTCCTTCGCTTCGTCTATTACTTTCGTCAGATCCATGGCGTTCTTCTCCTGTGTTTTCACGGTAGACGGGACGTGACGCCTTGACAAGTGCGTGACATGCTGTCACGTTTCGTGACGTGACACGTTGTCACGTCCACGAGGAAGGCACCATGATCAAGATTGAAGTCAAGAGTACGGCGATTCAGCCGCGCACCATCACCGTCAAGTCGGGCGCTCGTGCGGGTCAGCAAATGACGTTCCATGAGCAGGACGCCTACGCGTTCACGACGGATGACCAGGGTAATCCGCGTCCGTACCCGCAGCGCATCACGCTGAACATCAACGTGCCCGAGGGGCAAGCTCCGTATGCGCCGGGCTTCTACATGCTCGATCCGTCCTGCTTCTTCGTGGATCGGTTCAACGCGCTTCAGCTCGGCCGGCTGCGCCTGAAGCCGTTCGCCGCTCAAGCGACGGCCGCGCGGGCTGCGTGATCGTGTCCATGCTGCGCGAGGCCCTCACCGCCTCCACGCTCGTTGGGGCGATGTTCTTCTTGTTCGGCTCCGTGTACCGGGTTCGCGCGTGGTGCTACGTCGGCTTTTACGCCGTATGCGGCTCTATGCTCGCCTTGCTTCTCGGGGCGGTCTGGTGATGTACGGCCATCCGTCCCTTCGCGACCAGCACGCGGCGGCGTTGGCCCCTGCGTGCTTTGTCGTGGCGGTCACGGAAATGCAGCGTGTGGTTAGGGCGTGCCGGATCTTGGCCATGCTGCGCCGCCGTGCTGAGTCGTCACCGGTGCTTGTCCGTTGGGGTGTGTTCCAGCGGGCGGCGGGCGGTCGGTTTTCTAGTTGCAGTGCTAGTACCACTGCAACTAATTCCCAGAAGTGGGACTAGCGGCGTGGTTTCGGACTTCCTTTCTCCTGCTTGTGACTGGCTCACGCTGCGTCACGACTACCCTGTCGAGCGGCCTGCGGAGCCGCGCAACGGCGGCAAAGTCCTGAAGGTCTCGGCCGATGGAGAAATCGAGTGGGAAACCGCTTCGTGGGAGTCTATCCGGTGCCCGTCTTCGGATACCGCCATCCGCGTCAAATGTGACGGCAAGCACCTGTATGCCTCGGCCAACATCGGCCGCTTTCAACGTCGGGACAACGTGCAAGGTTTGACCGTGCTTCAGGCCGTCGAGCGTTGGGCAAAGGTGCTGAACGATCTCGGGTTCGATCTCCACGGTTTCGGTTCCCGGTGGCGTGCTGGCACGCCGGGCGAGTGGGGCACGCACCTCACGCGCGTCGACCTCGCCGGCAATTTCTGGACTTCGAACTATGGCGCCTTGAGTCAGGGCGTCATGGTTCGCAGGATCGGACAGAAGCTCCCTCAGCTGGGCAAGTTCGGTCCGATGTGGGGGTACGACTCCAAGCGCTCGACGTGGATTCGGGCGAAGTTGTACGACAAGGATGCAGAACAGCAGGGCAAGCGGCGCAGCTCGGGCGGCGAAACGCTGGCGCGTTTCGAGGTCGAATTGCACCGCGAATATCTCAAGCGGGAAGGTCTCGACACGGTAGCGTCATGGGCAGGAGGCGAGGATATGGGCAGGGTGATTTACGGGCGGTTCGCGGCCCAAGTTTTCCGCGAACAGGTAAGCGTGCAGCGCTGGCAGGGCATGCCGATGAAGCTTCAGGCCGTCGCTACGTGCTGGCGCGAGGGGCGCGATATCCGCGCCGAAATGAGCAAGAGCGCCTATTACCGCGTCCGGGCTCAGCTGCTCGAGTACGGCATCGATATTGGTACGCCCTGCAACGTGTTGGCCCTGACTCGGCATGTCGAGGTTGTCCAGGTTGCGCCGCAGGTGAATTTGCTTGAGGTGGCTGCGTGATTCGGCGCGTCGGGTTTCCTGCGGCTTTTCTCGGCGTTGCGCCGGGGGCGTGGTGTTCTCCTGATGCTGAGATCGTTTGCGATTGGCTTCCGCGCGGCCGGTGGCGTCCGGGTTTCGGGCTTCATACTAGTTTTTTCTCGCCTGTCATTGCTGGCCACGTGACAGGCGCTCAATCTGGCCAAGGAGCTGCACAAATGAAACAGAAACTGCTCGCGCTGCGTGCGCTGTCCGACCGCAAGGTCGCCCAATCGGCCGCGGCGGTTGCCGCGTTCGTGGCTTCCGGTGGTGCCATGGCCGCCGTTCCGGAGGGTGTCTCGACCGCGCTCGCCGGCGCGCTGACCGATGTTGGCGTCGTCGGCACCGCCGTGTTCTTGATCGTGGTTGCCATCGCCGTGTGGCGCTACCTCAAGCGCACGACCTAAGCGGGGTTCGGGGTGGCCTATCAGGTGTCCGGGGTCTGCTACCCCGATTCCGCTTCGGCGCTCTCCGCTATGGCTTCGGCTGTCTCGGGGAGCGTGGTTGACGTCGGCGGCGTGCCGTATGCCGTCGACGTCACTGTTTCCGGCGCGTCGCTCGTGTATGCCGGTACTCGGCTGGATGCGGTCGGCTCTTTCGTAAAAACGGTGACTGTCACGCTTCAGGACTGCCAGCTTATCGACGTGACCGATGCGCTTGAAATGTCGTGGCTCGTCGCGCTCGTGTGGGCTGCCGCGTTTGCGTGGGTCGCGACTCGTCGGACTGTGTGATGACACCTGAAGCCGTTTACGTTTCGCTCGCGTTGCTCGGCGCGCTGTGGATTCTGTTTTACAGGATGTGACCATGCGCGCGCTTCGAGCCGTCTTCTTCTTTTTCTTTGGTCTCCTGCTCGGCGGATCGGCCGTTACTGCGTTCGCGGCGCAGATTGAGGGACCTGCCCGATATGGTCCCTCGGTCAATTTCAATTATCCCGATGGCCTTGAGGTTCGCCGTCGGTCGGGTCCGATTTATGACTGGCCGGATGCGCCGAATGGATGGGGCAACATGCGCGATGTCAATAAAATGTCGATTGGCGGCCGTGATGTGAATATCGAAGGGATTCGGAAATTCCAGCCGATCAATTTGGCGCGGTCGGCTGTGACTCTCGCGAAGCTTGCCGGCCCGATTGGTATCGGTTTGACTGTGCTCGATCTGGTATGGGATGAGGCCTCCGGTTGGTTAAAGTCCGACGAACCTCCTACTGATTACATTTCCGGTTCGTGGTGGGATCCGTTCAACCTCGGGACCGAGTTCGTTGCGTCTTCACCTCAGGCGGTTTGCGATGAACGGAGGGCGCGCATCGGATGGGCTCCGCTCACCGCGTCGCCGATGAACCCCGAGCAGTGGCGGTGCAAAGACGCCTCGGGCAATACCATGGGATGGGCCTATCTCAAAGAGGCCTGCCCGGCCGGACAGGTGTGGAGCGGTGGCGTTTGTACCGCCTCGCAGCGCGCTGCGACTGACGCCGAAATCGAAGATGCGATTTACACGGAGCTGGTTGCCCGTGGCATGGGTTCTGAGCTTGCGCGCCGTCTGATCGAAGCCGGCTACACCCTCGCGCCGGATGGGCACGAGGCGGTCGGCCCGAGTTCGATCCCCGGTGACACTACGACCAGCACGACCAGCGGCCCCGCTGGCACTACGACCACGACCACCAGCACTACGAACAATTTGACGTACAACACGGACAACACCACGAACACCACGACGGTGACGGTCACGCAAACGACCAACACCACGACCACGGCACCAGACGGCACGACCACGACCAGCGTCGGCACGAAAGCCCCCGCACCTGGGGAAACCCCGCCGGAGGAAGAGCCGAAAGCGTTTTGTGACTTGTTCCCGGATGCGTCGGCGTGTCAGAAGCTGGACATTCCCGAGGGTCAGCCTGTCGAGCCGGAAGAAGTGAATGTCACGTTCGCGCCTTCGGGTGGCTTCGGTTCTGAAGGCGGTTCGTGTCCATCGCCTTATTCCTTCAGTGTGCAGGGCAGGGCGTTCGCGATTGATTATCAGCCGTTTTGTAATTTCTTCACTGCGGTGCGGCCGGTGGTTATCGCGATGGCTTTCATTACCGCGATGTTGATCGCCTTGGGCGGTTACAAGAGGGATTGATTATGGGATGGGGTTCGTGGCTGTTGGCGTTGGCCGCACCGATTGCATGGAAGATCATCGCATCGCTCGGCGTGGCGGTCTTCGTGTATGTCGGTGTGGATTCCATGATTGATCAAATGATCGGCTATGCTCAATCCGCGTGGTCGGGCTTGCCCGGTACGGTTGCGCAGTTCATGGCGCTCGGCGGTCTCAATACATCCCTTTCGGTCATTTGCGGCGGTATTTCTGCGCGCGTCACGATGATGATGTTCAAGCGGTGGGGGATTAAATGATCACGCTCATTACGGCTACGCCCGGTGGCGGAAAAACCGCGTTCGTGGTCTCCGAGTTCATCCTGAAGGAACAGGAGAAAGCGAAGCGTGAGGGTCGCGAGCCGCGCAAGGTCTACGTCTACAATATTCCCGAGCTGAAGCTGCCGCATGAGCCGTTGCCGGCGCTGGAACAGTGGACCGAGACCACGACCAGCGAGCTTGATGCCTCGCTTACCAGCTCGCGTTTCGCCCTCGAACATGGAGCACTGGTGGTGATTGACGAGGCGCAGGAGATCTACCGCGTTCGCGCGGCCGGGTCGAAGGTGCCTCCACATGTGTCCGCGTTTGAGCGGCACAGGCATCAGGGTTTGGATTTCGTGTTGATCACGCAGGAGCCGGCTTTGATCGACTCCCACGTGCGCAAGCTCGTGGGTCGGCATGTGCATATCCGCGCGACCGGCCTCGGCCGCAAACAGTACGAGTGGCCGAACTGCGTCGAGAGCCCGGACGCGAAGTACAAGAGCGCACCGGTCCAAGTGCGGTGGAACCTGCCGAAGCATGTGTTCGGGCTCTACAAATCCGCGACGATTCACGTCAAACCCGTGCGTAGGGTGCCTACCGCCGTTTATTGGCTCGCGTCGATTGCGGTGCTGTTTGGCGTGACCGTCACGTATATTTACAACATGCTTGCGGAGAAGACCGCGAAGGCTGCGGCCGTTGTCGAGTCTGCTTCTGCTACGGTGGCAGCCGTTCAGGACGTACCTGCTTCGCGATCTGTGACTGTCACCGCGCCGGGTGCCACCGTCGCCGAGTTTACGCCTCGTCTCTCAGGGCGGCCGGAGTCTGCGCCGATCTACGATTCCATTCGTGTTGTGAAGGCGATGCCGGTCGTCTTGGGCTGCGTCTCGATGCGCGCTCGCTGTCGGTGCATCACCGAGCAGGGCACCGATGCCGGCCTCAGCGACGATCAGTGTCGGGCATGGCTCGATAATCCGCCTTTCAACCCCTACGCCGAGCAGCCTAAGCCGGAGCGTGTGAAGGGCGGCGACGTGCAGCCTCCGGTGGTGCAGGCTGAAATTCCTCCGCCTGTACCTGGGTGATGGGCGGGCAGGGGAAGGGCGCGGATGCGCCCTGACCGGCCCGCCTCTGCTGCATGTTGTTGGTTATCGCTTTTGCTCCGCTCGCTTGACTAGCTCGTCAGCTAGTTCTCTGGCGTCGATTGCCCAGCCCTTCGATACGGCGTGTTGTAGGTTTTCGATAAGCGCGGTCACGCTCATATCCTGCGGCTCTTTCTTCCCACTCTCGCCCTCGATGGCTTTAAATGCGTGACGGTCACGCATGCGCTGTGCTCGCTTGCGCTCGGCGGCGTTCATCGCGTTGCCTGTTGCCGGTCTTCCGCGCCGCTTCGGTTCGCCGAGCATATCGAGCGTTTTCGTGTCTTCGTGTTGCTTGGCCATTTCGGTTCCCCTTGTTCGTTCATCCATGGTTCTATTGTAGTGACTGTCACGTTTAATATCCAATTGCTTTTCGTGTGACTGTCACGTTTTTCAATAGCATTATTCCATCGTAGAATTCATGCCTCACCGTAGGGGGAAGGCATGGAACCGATTCTGTTGATCTTGCTGGCTGTTCTGGGCTTTGTTCTCGTCTTGCATCTCATCGCATCCCGCCGCAAGCGCCCCCCGCGTTCCGTTCCAGCTCGATCTGTCACGCCGTCGGAGTTTTCGCGTCTTGTAGGTGCGTGCTTCGGGGATTCTGCGAAGGCTCGCCGTCTGGTCGAGTTCGAGCAGCGGCGGTCATCGGGCTTGTCTTTCGACGCTGCGGTGCTTCGTGCGCTAGAGCGCCTCGAGCTGGATCGCGGCCGCTGATTTCTGCTAGACCGGTCGGCGGCAAAAGCCGTGATCGTCGCTCTACCGGGTGGCGTGGCTGAGGGGGGACCCGCGTCACTCCGCGCTTTTGTCGCGCGTTCTCCAGGCCCTCGGTCGGTAGTGGCGCGAGTTCGCGGGGTGAGAAAGCCACCCGGCGCGCAGGCGGTTCAATCGGCTCGGTGTAGGCGCTTCGGATCCGCCGTTCCTATTTTCCGGCCGGCTCACCCGGCCGGCGCGCTGTGATCTACCATCGCCTGATGTTTCCGCCTTGGTCTTCCGATCTTCGCCGCCTGTACTGGTTCTTGCGCGCCACGCGGCATTTTGGTCGCCCGTCGCCGCGCACGTGGTGGCGGCGGATCGCGGCCGAAAAAAAACGCCTGCTGTTAGCAGGCGTTGATCCCTTCGAGCTGCACGCCGTGTGCGTGCTGCTACGCCGTTCGGAGCATTCCGCCGCCGCCGAACGTGCGCGCAAGCTGCTGCAGCAGCGCGCGCCGTAGGCTGCGGATCAGCGCGATAATATGTGTTACTGTAATCTCGGATTTGTAAGCATTTGACGCATAAGCTTTATTTTCACCGGTCGTCATAGTCAAAATGACGCAGGCAAGCGCAATGCATGCCGCCTTCAAACCCTGCCCTGAGCGGGGTTTTTTTGTGACTGTCGCGTTTAATATGTCACGCGGATGAATCCCAGTCAGGTCGAACAGCTCGATAGCTGCGGTCGCTGGTATTC